TAGTTCCTACAGTTACAGTTACATCAGCACTTGACATTCCTGCGTATGGGTCAGCAGCCGTTGGGCTATCAACAAAGTTAGCAGGTTTAGTTTCCTGTGCAGTAAACGTAAGAGTATATCCACTTAGGTCTCCCATTGCAGCACCTGTTACGATTGTACCACCTGATACATCAGCACCGTGTTCTAAACCTACAACCATTACGTTTCCGTTATAGTCTTCTACAGCAATATGAGGACGACCAGCGGCCAAGATTTTAATCTCTTTGTGGTCTTCTTTACTCAATTTGTGTAGGGTTAGATTTAGTGTTTGCTCATAAAAAGAAGTTCCATTCTCACGAGAAGCGTTGATAGTTTGCTCAAGAGAAGAGTTTCCTTTTACGTCATATTTGAAGGCAGTGAAAGTTCCTGACATATCGGTAATCTCATCGTCTGTTTGTGTAACAGTTCCGAAGTCGCCGAAATCAGTAAAGTAAACGGCTTTTATACCACCTACTACGTCTTTGCAGGGTTCTTTTCTACCTCTAGTTAAATCACAAGCCATAATTATTTAAGTATTATAAAAAAGGGCAGGTAGGCTCTAAGGCTTACCTACCCTTTTCAAATTAATGTTTCAGTTTATTAAGAATAAAGAACGATATCAGAACCGATTCCGAACTGTACACCTGCAGTATAGCGCATAACTACACGAACATTTTGTGAACCATCGATATCAGCCATATCAATCAACTTAACTTCGTTTCTGTCATCTAATAGACCTGTTCCGAAGAATAAGTTAGATTTCTGAGCTGCAACAGCAGTGTTGTCAGCAAGTCCTTTAGCTACAACTACATTGATACCTTCGAAAGAAAGTTGACCACCGTTGTACCACTGAGAACCTTTGTTATCTGTACCTGCACCACCGATAGTAGCAACGAATCCACCAAGCGCACGAACGTAAGCTCTTGCGATGTTAGAAGATACATATAAAGTTAAGTCTTCTTTTCCGTAAACAGCAGTTGGGATAGCATCAACGATAGCACCTAATTGTGCGATTACGTTAGATGAATCAACAGTTACAGCAGTAACGTCTACAACAGTTGCATCAGCAGCAAGTAGAGTTTCAAAACCATCGAAAGACCCTTCTCCAGCAGAACCACTCCAGATAGAAGTTTCAGTTGCTTTAGCAACTTCAGCAGCTACTTGTCCGATTACGAAATCAGAGAATAGTGGAGGTAGGTTATCAAAAGCAGAATAACCCATCTGAGCAGCTTCCCAGTCAGAGTGTAATTCTTTTTTACAGATTTGTAGGTTTACTTGCAATTCAGCAGGAGTAAGTACTTTCTCCGTTAGAGTCATTGCAGATGTGCTTGCGTCAAAATCGCAGTCCGCAGAACGAACTAGATCAGTAAAAGCACCTACTTTCATAGCTGCCTTGTACTTTACGTTAGGCAGAATAGTAATAGTACCTTGGTCTAAGGTATCAGCAGATAAAAGTGCAGCAGCTAAATACTTGCCAGCAAATTCGCCTGCGTATGAACTAGTAATAGTTGGATTTGGCATTTTATTTTATTTTAGTTGTTTGTTATTTTTGACATTACTCTGTCAAGGGTTGATTTACTTCTATTTTGTGCAAATAGGTGTGTTGGTTTTTTAGACACCTCTGCTTCTGGACTGTGAGATAATGGCTCTACAGCAGGCTCTTGATTTGATAGTTCAGTTGGAACTTCCAATTCTTCTTCCTTTTGTGCGGTAAGCTCTTCAATCATACCTTTTACTTCAGCCATAGCTTTAGCAAGGTCTTCTTTAGTAACGTACATATCCATTTTATCTTCTTCTTCCATCACTTCTTCAGTTTCTTCTAGCTCTTCAGTCATTTCAACTTCTTCAGTTTCTTTAACTTCTTCAGCAGCATCAACTTGGATGTCTTTGGCTTCCTCAGACAATTCTACTTGGTCCTCAACTACAGGAGTTTCCTCTTCTTTAGTTTCAGTACTAAGTAAAACGTTTTTGAAACGCTCTACAATTTCGTTAGCTTTCATATACGAATTAATAAGGTTAAACAATAATTAACTAACTATTTAACTCAAAGACTATATGTTTGTTGTATTTTTAATTGGTTCCGCTAGTAGGACCTATGCCTTGCGCCTGTAGTGATCCGTCACAGCATTTTTTACTGTAACGTTTGCCGTCTTTACATAAACATCCTCTGCGTCCGCCCGTTGGGCTACTATTTGATGGGGTAACGAATTTCTTTCTGGTCATTTTGAAGATTTAGGGTGTTTCTTTGGTAATAAATCGTAATCTGTAGTGTATTTTGCATTCTCAGGACGGCCATTCTTGACTAAGTACATAAACGCATTCACTCTTGCGTGCGCCCATTGAGATGCTGACTTAACATTTGGAGAATGGGAGGTATTGAACGCCCCTAAACCTCTCTGAAATACAGAAGATAATACTCCTACAGTCACTCCGTAGCCTAGCTTCTCCTTGTACTTCTCGTTAAACTCGTCTGCTTTCTTTTGCAGGGATGCACGGTCTTTTTTAGAGACCTTTGCACCCGTCTTTCCAGATGCATCACCTTTTGCGGACCCCTCACCCTTTGGTCTAGGGTTCGGAGTGTCCGATTTGGGAGCTTTAGGAGAGCTTTTTATGCCACCTTTCGGTCCCACCTCTGCTAGATTGTGCTTTTCGCAGGGCATATACCAGGTTTTACCCTCAAATTCGTGTTCGTGATATCCTTCACATCCGATATCTTCAGCAGCTTTCTCTGCAAGTTCTTTCGTTGCGTATGCAAGCCTGTCATCTATTACAGCAGTATTCTCGTCAACAACCATAGAAGATAGTTTACCCCTTCTAAACACTCCCATTTTACGTATAGCCCAATTTATACCTTCAGTACCTCCCCAGCCTAGCCAAGCAACATACCCCTTATCTTTCCAAGGCGTTCCCCTTAAGTCTGGGTCTATAGTAGCATTTCTACGGTGTCTATTGAATGAAGCCATCCTAGCAATTGTTGAACGGCTGATTTTTTGGCCCTTAGCGAGCTGATTGGCTCTTCGCCAGCCCACCCTAGTCATTCCCTTAACCTCATCACGACCATAACGTAAACGCCAATTAAGGACTTTCTGTGCATTTTCTCTTGCTGCCTTAGGATAATCATCATATGTGCGTAATTCGACCTCCATAGCCTCTGTAAGCTCTTCTATGAGTGATAAAGCCTCTAACTCTTCATCTCCATACTCAGGAAGTTGCTCTTTTGGCCTTTCCATAGCATCTGCGAAGTGTCCTTCGATGCTGAAGCCTTTTACCTTGCCTGTTTTAACGTAATCTGACCATACTGAGTCGTCATATACCTTCATAGAGACCATCCAAGTGCCATTAGGCAGGTCAAAGCCGTATTTTCGGGACTTATCCTGATTTGTATCGTCTATAATCCAAGATTCTACTACAGATAAGCCATCTAACTCTCCATCGTGTTCTAAAGTAGCATTATTTTGGTATCCTTTAGTCAGGAAAAGCTCTGAGGCTTTTCTGACGGTATCTTCAGAGAAATAAATATAGTATTCATCATCTCCGCTTCTTCGGTATATCTTTTTATTAGGAATTAGAGCAGGACCCATAAGAATCTTCTTCTCTTGATCTACTTCTGCTAGTTTCACTTCTTGTGAGCTAAGCATAATGAAGTCTTCTTGTATTGCAGGGTCGTCTACGATTGAAATAGCATCTATTCCACTGATTTCATTTTCCTCATCAATGATAAGTTCGATTACTTTTATTTCTTCCATATCTAAATAACTTATTAAGTTGCTTTTTGTTCTTATCCGAATGATGCGGTGTTTGTTATATTTCTATCAAGTTCTTGTTGTGAACTAATATCTTTTCCTACCACAAATGCTTTTACAGGCTTCGCTTGTTGACCAGCGACTGTTTCAGCTAATTGTGACGTCTGTGAAGCACCTACTATGTTGAAGTCAGGAGCTTCTATGCCTGCCCCACCTGCTCCACCTCCACCTCCAGCACCGCCACCTGCTGATAATGCAGAAGGAACAAATTGTTGTCTAGCGATTGCAGCTACGTTAGCAAGGCCTAAAGCAACGGCTATAGCTCTAGCTACTTGCGCTCTAACTATAGATGTTGGGTCTGCAGGTATAAGTTGAGATGTATACGCTAATTGCGCTCCTCTGTACGTTTCGATTAATGCATTAGCAATATTCATTGCTTTTTGTATTTTGAATTGCCTTTCAGCCAACTTATCTCTCTTCTTTTGAAGGTTTTCTTCGTTTCTTTCTATTTGATTATTTATACTCTCTCTTTCTTTTGCTGATAGATTTTCACCCCTTAACCTTTCTTTAAGTTGATTATTCATCAAGACGGTTTTTCTTTCCTCTCTAGATATTTCAGCATCAAAGAATTGGTCTCCAATTTGAGCAACAAACTCCATATTTTTCATAAAGCTATCAAACCTAAACTGCGCTATAGCATCGTCAGCCTCTTTATTTATCTGAATCATCTTTTGAGTTTTCAGATATTCTAATTCTGCTATCCTAAAATTATACTCTTCTTGATTTATAATACCATCATCAAAAGCTTTCTTTTCTTTAAGCTTTCTGTTAGCAATCTCTATATTTAGGGCATTTGACCTTTGGAATCTTTCATTCTCAATCTGATCTCTAACACCTATAGACCTAGCGGTATTAAGCTCGTCCATTTGCTTAGTAAAGTATTGATTGAAGTCGTCAACAATTTTTCTAGCTCTTCCACCCTTTTTTAAATCTTTGAAGACATCTAGGGTTTTGCCCCTTAGTTGTTCCATTAAGTCGGATATCTCCTGATTAACCTTACCTATATCTCCCGTTATATTAGATATCTTATCTAATCCTAAAAGACCAACAACACCTCCCGATTGACCTATAGTACTGCCCGCTGTGTTTAATGTATTTATAAATCTAGAATATTCACTACCTAATTCTTGGCGTAATTGATATTCTAATTTTAATTTATCGGTATTGAGTTCAGTAAGCCTATCTAATATCGCCCTAACCTCAGCTTGCTCTATAAGTTTAGTTATATTATCATCTAATAATCTAGTTGATTCTGACGTTAATTGATTATTTTCGCCTAGCTCTACATTCAATCCACCCGTCTCTTTTGTAACCTCTTTTAGAACGTGCCTTTTTTCTTTTGCGGATATAGTAGTATCATTGAGAACTTGTTTATACGTTGTTAGCTTGGTAGCAGATTCACCAAATCTGTTTCCAAGTCTATCAAGTGCATCAGCAGCCTCTTTAGTACCTCCAGCAAAATAATCTAATGCGGCTAACACCGCTTGAAATGCTAAAACAACACCAAGAGGTCCTGCTAATTGTGTTTTCAATAGCTTTATTGCATTTGTTAAACCACCTGTGGTTGAAACAAGAGTAACAAATAAAGTGGATAACTGCGATAAGTTGTTCGCAACACCTCTAATACCATAAGGTAAGTCAGATATAGTTCGACCAATCTCAGTAAGGGTGGCCCCTGCAAGGCCAGCCTTAGACATCATATCTAAGTTTTTCTTACCTAAATTATCTGTAGCTTTACTAGCTTGTACTGTAGAAGTTTTTACTTTAGTTAATGCAGTATCTAAGTCTACAAAACCTTTAGTAAGCCCATCTACACTAGCTTGAGCTTTGCCATCTATTACCTTTATATTAATTAAGTATTCTGATTGTGCTGCCATCTTTTATGTTTTTTAAGTGCTTCTTTTATTGTTCTAGGTGCTTGGTATTTTCCTTTAGCTATATCAATATGAGGTGACATACCATAGTAATCATCTAGCTTTAATAAGTCTAAAATATTCTTTATCATAATACGTTTAATAATTCTAGTTTAGATTCACCTGTTTTTAGGTTGGTATCTATTGAGTTTATAGTAAATACTTTGTCTCCAATCTGAAATCTATCATTCAGCTTGTAATTAAGCAATACACTACTTGGTAAATGTGCTGTTAGCTTAAATATTCTTTTCTTAGCGTTAAAAGCATCTTCTATGTATGTCTTATACCATTTCTTGAATAGTGAGTTGGTTGAACCACCGTAATCAGTAAAGTTCCACTCGTCTATTTCGTTATCAAAATTAAGAGTATAAGATGGAGCTACACTTGACGTTCCATTTTCGCTTGTATTAGAGGGTTTCCAATAGCTGAGAAGTTCATCGTGAGGTGCGCTCCAATTTATACCATCGCCAGCAGTTATTCCTGTAATTCTAATTCCGTAAAATAAAGCTGGCTTCATTACTATGGGTTGGTAATTACCTGTTGGTTGTGGAGTAGCAGTAGAGTCTGGTTTAAAGTTGTCGTTAGCACTATACCCCCATTGAATTGGTTTTATACTTTCATCATTAACATCCAACAATCTCTCAAACTTAAAGTGTTCAAACGGCACTTTAACCTCATAAGGCTTACCTCTATCAATTCCTTCTGGTCTAAACTCTTCATCACCAAAATCCTGATTAAATGTTTCCTTATGTTGCTTCATTAGTAACGTCTTACCTTCCTGATATTTAAAATTAATCTCACTAAAAGGTATTGTTGACTCTATATCTGTTTCTGATGATTCAACGTATTTACTTATATCAAAAATCTTAGGGTTATCATTATAGTAATCATCAAGAGACTGAACTACTATTTTACCAAAATCAGCATCAGTCCTGTTGTCCTCATAGTATAATATGAGGTTGAACATCTTTAGTATTCCAGATAAAAAGTCTATTACTTTTATTTTAGGTAACTGTGCTGTTATTATTATCTGACTCAATGAACCTATCTGCCCACCACAATCAAGGTTTTGAGTCTCTGTAAATGTATCGTGAAATGCTGCTACGGTTAGCGTTGGCGTAAAGTTAAAATCTTCCGTTGTCTTTAGAATATATTTAACAGGACTTATGTCAATATCCGCATCACCGTCATCTATTGTGAAAGTGTTAGTTCCGGTTTGATTTGTTTCTGTGGAAACCAATAATCCATTAACATAAGTTTCGATAGTATATGGAACGCTTGTATATCCGCTTGCTGGCGTTATTGTTATCTCAAACTGTAATCTTTCATAGTTTGTGTCTCCAATGTATGTGAGTTCAGTTCCGTCTGAAGATATAGATACTAAATCATCACCGACAGGAACATCCTCCCAAGCACCTAAAGTTTTTATGTTATCAGCACCACCTGTACCGCCAAGCCTACCCTTTTCTCTTGAAATCCAAAGGTATAGGTTAGACATTGGTGTTGTCTCGAAGAATCCCGTAAAATCAACATTATATTGACTTTCTATTGCTTCTAATATTCGGGTAACCTTTATCGCTGGTTTTAAGTCGGTGTACTGAAGCGCAGCATCTTCGCTATGGATATTATTGTGGTAAAATAAATTACCCTGTAATGTGTTTGCATTGTGTCCTTCTGCATTTCTCGAGTCAAAGTAAAGTCTTTTAGTGTGGGTTATTAATGGATATATAACATCTGTTACGCTTGCGCTTGGCGCGCTAGAAACTAACACACCTGTCGTTAAACCTGTTTT